CTTGGAAAGAACTCGCGCCGCCGAAGTTTGCCGCGTTGTGTGCTGCGACTAGCGAAGCATTACTCGGCGCATTCACGCCCCCGCTCACTTCGCCCGAACGGTTCGCGCTCGGGCGGTTAGCCGGGCGCGCGCTCGCCGACTACCTCGAACGGCACGACGGGCGCGGGCATGTGTCCGCGAAAGCAATGCTAGCCAATATTGACAAGGTACCCACCGCACTCGAAGCCAGCTTCCCCGGCTACCTAGCCGCAGGACTGTTACGTCTTTGTTGGGAGGAACAGTAAATGGCAGAAGACGCGCTGCCCACTTCGCTCCAGCAATCCGTTCTCGTTGTTCTGGCGTACGACGACAAGCACGGTGCGGCTATCGCCGCACAAGTATTGCCGGAACACTTTGACGGTCCCTACCGCGATCTAGTCGAACGGGTGCTACGCTACCGGCGCAAATACTCGCGCCCGCCCGGCACTGCTCAGCTAGACGATCTAATTGGGCAAACTGCGTTAGGTGGCAAGAACCGCGACGACCGGGCGCGCGAATTACTGTTGGTGCTCGAAGCGGAGAGCAAATCCGTTAACGCGGAATACACCGCAGCGCGCGTGGCCGAATTCATCGACCGGCAATTGCTCAAGCGCGGGGTGATGGAAGCGGGGGAACGCTTCCGCACCGGTACGGAGGACGGGCTAGCGGCGGATGTGCGCGGCATTTTGCAACGTGCCTTGCGCGGGCATACCGAATCCCTGAGTGCGGGTACGTTCCTGAGTGACCCGCGCGCGCTCAACTACCTCGACGCCGGTACCGAATCGTACCCTATCGGCATTCCCGAACTCGACAAGTACGCGCTCGGTCCCACGCCGAAGGAGCTGCTGCTCTACATCGCCCCCAAAGGCTGTTTGATTGGAGAAACGTTCATTGACTGCCCGCGTGATTTGCGTCGTTACCCGCACGGAATACCTATCAGCCAGCTAGTTGGAAAGCAGTTCTATACCTACAGCTGGGACGCGGCGTTAGGCAGGCCCTGTTTGGCGCGCGTGTTGGATGTCTGGTCATCTGGCGTCAAGCGGGTTTACCGCGTGACGATGGCGGCGAAGTTGCGCCAAAAGCTCGGCAAAAAACGTGGGGGTACGAGGCGAGCTATGTACTTGCCTCCTTGTGAGCTAGTGGGCACCTACGACCATCCGGTGATGCTGAGTGACGGCTCGTGGAAGAAGCTCGGTGAGCTTCAGCCGGGGGATGCGTTAATGTCGTTGTATCGCCGCGCGGGCGATAAGAGCGGGCGGACTTGTTTGACCTGGACGGGGCTACAAGCAAAAGGCGATGTTTGGGAACACCAATTCGTATGCGCTGAGCGCCACGGCGCTAGGCCGGGTACTCCGGAGCAAGTACACGCTCATCATCGGGACCGCAACCCGCTAAATAATGCTCCGGACAATTTGGAGTGGAAAAGCGCACCCGATCATTGGGCCGATCATTTACGTCAGCGCAACTTAGAGCGGTCAACGGGCTGGCAAAAAACAGGGGTGCATCCGCGGGGCATGTTAGGTAAAACGCATGCTCCCGAAGCTAAGGCTCGCCAGCGCGCTGGATCGCAACGGGCGGTGGCCGACGCGAAAGCGATTGACCCGCAAGCTATGGTGAAGCGCGGGCGGTTGGGCGGTCGTCCGCGCGCGTCACCTAATCACACGGTGGTATCGGTGGAGTACTTGGGGCGACGTGAAACTTTTGACATGGAGGTTGAAGACACGTCCAATTTTGTCGCTAATGGTGTGGTTGTTCACAATTCGGGCAAATCGTGGTTTTGCGTCCATTGCGGTAAGCACGGGCTGGCCCACGGGCTGAAGGTACTCCACATCACGTTAGAAATGAGCGAGCGGCGTGTGGTGGAACGCTACCACCAATCCATGTTTGGGATGGCAAAGCACGCCGGGCGGTTGAAGGTGGTGGAATTCGAGCTAGACAAGCTCGGGCGGTTTGTGCGCTTTGATGAGGCTTGGTTGAAGCCCGCGCTTGTTCGTACTGATCCAGCGATCCGCAAGAAGCTGGAGCGGGAAATTGAGAAGCACGGGCGGCGCTTCGCCAATCTGGTGGTCAAGGAGTTTCCGTCCGGACAGCTCACCACCGCGCAACTCGCCGCCTATCTCGACTACCTCGAAGCGGCGCACCGGTTTGTGCCCAACATGCTGATCATTGACTACCCCGACTTGATGAAGCAATCGCGGGGTGAGGGCTATCGTCATTCGCTCGGGCAGACCTTCGTAGACATTCGCGGATTGTGCGTGGAGCGCGGGTTAGCCGGGGTCGCGCCGACCCAAGGCACCCGCAGCACCATCCACGCGAAGCGCGTCACTAGCAAGGACGTGGCCGAAGATATTTCGAAGGTACAAACGGCGGATATGGTCTATACCTTCGCGCGCACCGCGGCGGAAGAACGCTACGGACTAGGCCGGTTGCACGTGGCGCACGCGCGTAACGAAGGCGGCGGACTCACTCTTGTGTTGTCGCAAAGCTACGCGACTGGGCAGTATGTTCTTGAATCGACGCTAATGCAGAAGGCCTATTGGGACCAGCTGCGGCGTGAGCGCGGCGACGATGAGGTAGAAGACGCCGATGACGAAGACTGAGCAACGATACATTTACCGCACCACGGTGCGGCTGTGCGAGGAGAAAACCCGCGTGGTGAAAGGGTGGAAAGACAACCCCGAAGCGCAAGCCCAGTTCGAGTACGAAAAGCTCGGCTGGTTCCTAGTGGTGGAAGCTTTCCCACATGTGGCTTTCCCGCTCGGCGCGGACAAGCCCGACCCGTTACCGGTGATCGGCGGCGCGGTGGAAGTGGCGGTTACGTTCAAATGATACTGCGCTCGGCGCTAAAGGCGTATCTCAACCGGCCGCTCGATAGCCATGCGTGGATCAAGGAGCTATCGAAGCAGGAACTGCACCGGCTGGTTGATGAGCTAGACCCCGCGCCGACGCTTTACCCCGGCATCGACACGCACCAGCTGGCTTGCTTCTTGTTGGGCGTGGCGTATCCGCAGTTCAGCTTTTGGAACGACATGGGTACGGGCAAGACATTACTGGCGCTGGAGTTAGCGCGCTATTGGCACCGCTGCGGGCTAGCGCGCCGCGCGCTGGTGTTTGTCACGAGCGACAAGGCGTACCCGACTTGGGAGCGGCAAATCGAACGGTTCAAGATCGACTTGCCCTATATCACGTTGGCGGGAAGCTCTGCCGAGAAGTGGCAACAGCTGCGCGAGTTTGAGGATGGCATCGTACTGGTGCACTACCCCGGCGCGGTGGCTATGACCTCGCGTCCCAACGCGAAGAGAGGTAAGCGGGCGCGCGCGTCAGTTATCGGTAAGAACGAAGTGGCGGCGCTTGCGGAAGGGGTGGGGGTGTTGGTGCTGGATGAATCGACCAAGGCAGGCCATTACACATCACTCACGCATGAGCTGGCTTGGCAGCTATCGCGGCGGGTACCGCGGCGCTACGCGCTCGCGGGCCGCCCGTTTGGGCGCGACCCGACGCTGCTGTTCTCGCAGCAGTTGATTGTTGATCACGGCGCTACTTTCGGCGACACGCTCGGCGTGTTTCGGGCGGCTTTCTTTACGGCAAGAGAGAAGTATTGGGCGCGCAATCCGTACGCGAAGGATTACATCTTCGACAAGGCGATGAAGCCGCAGTTGTCGCGCATGCTCCAACACCGCTCAATCACCTATGCGGCGGACGAGTGTATCGACTTGCCAGCGTTCTTGCCGCTCCAACTCCGGGTACGCTTGCCGGACGAAGCAGAAGCGTACTATGCGCGGGTGGTTAAGTCAGTGATCGAAGCGCGCGGCAACTTACGCGCGATGAAGAACGCTTTTGTGCGCATGCGGCAGCTATCGTCTGGGTTCCTTGGCTTTAAGGACGATGAGACAGGCGAGCGCGCTGAGATTGAGTTTGCCGACAATCCGAAGCGCGAGTTGCTGCTGGATTATCTTGAGCAATTGCCGGAGGGGCGCAAGGCCGTTGTGTTCTATGAATTTACCCACTCGGGCCGCCGCCTCACCGAAGAACTCGTAGCGCGCGGCATAGAGAGCGTTTGGCTGTGGTCGGGCACGCGCCACCCAGCTAAGGAACTAGAACGCTTCCTGAAGCACGAGAACGCGACCGTCGCGGTGATTAACAACCGGGTTGGAGCCTATTCGATAGATGGGCTGCAAGAAGTCGCCAACTACCTGTTCTTTTACGAATCGCCGGTGAGCGTGATCGACCGCGAGCAAGCGGAGCGCCGGGTGCGGCGGCAAGGGCAACACCGCAAGGTGTTTCAATA